TCGAAAGGAACACCTGGAAGCGACTTCCGTCACTTCTTCGTGTCTCCCCAGAGGAGCAGCGCCTGCCTTCGCGTAAGCTTAAGCAGGGCCGACACCCCAGGAGACGATTTTCCGAAGACCAGCAGGCTTGGACAGCCTGTTGGTCTGGTTTGGTCCACGCCGGTTGGTCCTCGCTCCGTGTGGCCTGGTTCTTGCACAAATGGGTCGTGAGCTCTCTCCGCCGTCCCGGCGGTTGGGTTCACGTGTCCAAGTGTGTTAAGAGCCTGTGCCACACCGTCAGGTCGGGCTCTCTCCATGTGCCAAAGCCTGAGGGCAATCTCGCCATCCCCAAGAGGGTGGTGGACTGCTTGTACAGGCTCGCATGGGAGAATCCGCTTGACGGGTTCGCTTTCTCTAGGCTTGCGCGTGCCCTCCCTCAGCCCCCGGTAACAGGGACTGATGCGGAGGCCGCGCTCGTCATAGAGAAGTCGAAGCGGAGCGGGACCACATCGGATTGGGCATTGAGGTCGGTCCGCGAGTACATACTTCAGCATACAGCTGGAAGGAGCATCCGCGTACCACTCTCTCTGCCATCCAGCCCGAGTGCCTGCTATGAGTCGTCTGCGACTTACGGCGGGCTTGACGGCTACCTCCTGTCGACGGGTCTTCGTGCCGCCCAGATGCGTGCACACGGTAAGGTCCTCACGTGGAGGGGAGGCGACTCCATGGAGTTGCTTCCTCAAAGCGTGGTGGATCGCTACCGGGTGTACGCTCAGGACTCCCTCGGAAGGTTCGCTTACGCGGCCATCCGTAGGATTTCTAAGGGGCACGGAGATCCTGACAACGCAGACGCCATGGTGGAGGGTCATCGTGCCCTGGGTGTCCTTGAGTTGCGCAGGCGCCGTCATCTTTATGATGACCGCACTTGCTGCAGGCTCGAGGTACTCAGAGTACCTGGCTTCAAGTACAGGGCTCTCGGCATCCCTTCGGCTCTCAACTTCGTTGAGGGCTCCTGGGTGCGAGAGTCCTGCCACTTGCTGCCAGAGGCTGACTGGGACGTGTCCCAGTGCAGACCCGGTGACCTCCCTCCGTTGCCTTCTCGCGTGTCGACCTGGTTCGCCAGTGTCGACATGTCGAAGGCAACGGATGGACTCCATCATGACGCCGTGGAGGCAGTCGTCGCGGCGCTTTGCGAGTCCGGGTGCATCCGTAAGGATGACCTCCTGCTCGCGAAGGCGTCGCTCGGATTGGATCCTCTGCACACTTGGGAGTACTCCTTCGCCGGTGAAGACGAGGAGCGCACTTGGAAGTGGCGCAGAGGCAGCCCGATGGGCACTCCCCTCAGCTTCGCTGTCCTGTCCTGGATCTCCGCTTGGGCCTCCTCTGCTTTCTCCAGCGGAAGGGTCCGAGGCGATGATGCGGTCGGCGCCGC